CCACTTGCGTAAGTCCAATAGATTGGTGTGTAGTCAATTCTAAATCCAACCTTTTCTAACATTTCTGCCATACGATACTGAACATCACTTCTTGGTGCAGACATTACAAACGCCATACTACCAGGTTTCAATACTCTGAAACATTCTTCAAATATTTCTTTTGGTGGTAAAGTTTTATCCCAATCCCTACCCATAAACGAATAGCCGTATGGTGGGTCTGTGCATAATAAATCTATTGAGTTATCATCATACTTTTTTAATTCTTGTAAAGAATCACCTTTTATTAATTCAGATTTCATTTTATTGTCCTATAAATTTTACTAATGTTTGAAATTTAGTTTGTAACCAAGTTTCTAAATTTGGAAGTGCTGAATACATTTTATCTTCTATGAACATTTTTTTAAATGTTTCTTTTTGTAATTTAGGAACTGGTTCTCTTACTTTGTCTATGGTTTTTGTTTTGGCTGATGCTGATATATTTACATTGTGTAATTGCATTAAATCAAAGTTTCGTTCCATAGTTTCTCTATGTTCTTCTAACTCACTTGATTCTTTTATTGCATCATCAACCGAAAATTGTTTTTCTTCTTGTAAAAATGGTAGTTTTTTAATTACGGTTTTTAATCCATAACCACGAACTCCATCAATGTTATCAGATTTATCTCCGTCAAATATTCTATACATTAATAAATTGTGTGAAGGAATACCATATTCTTCCATTACTTGTTCTGGTTTGTATAGTTTTTTCTTTGTTGGCGACCATACTGAAATTCTGTCATCAACTAATTGAAGAAAGTCTTTATCTGATGACATTATCGTTACTTTACTATCAGTTAAAACTTGTTTGGATGCGTATGCAATAATATCATCTGCTTCCACATTGTCTATTGATAGTAAAGTAATCGGTAAATGTTCTAAGTAATCAATCGTTCTTCTGATTTGTCGTATCATATTTTCGCGTTCGTGTTCAATATTATCAAACCCATACGCTCTGTTTAACCGAATATTAGTTTTTCTTTTGGCTTTATATTCTGGATATAATTTACGACGGCGACTTGACCCACCCTTTCCATCAAAAACTATGATGCAACGAGTAGGTCTAAACATATTGATTGTGTAACCTATTGATTTCAGAAAACCAACTATTCCACCAATGTGTGTCCCATCATCATTAGTAGTTGGTATAACACTAAACACTCTAATGAAAGTATTTAGGCCATCTATTATCAACACATTTTCATTTGGATTATCTCCAAGTTCCGAGCCGCCTTGTTCTTTAATTTCATTAAGAATCGATAAATACTTAGATTTATTCATCTCCAATGACTTCTCCTGTATATTCTATATCATCAATACCCACATTGCCTTTTTGGTATTCTAAAATACATTTTTCACAAATTTGTTTGTAAAGATGATTACGAAGTCCGTCATTAGTTTCCATTAACTCTTTGAAGTCTTTTGATTGGAATTTATATTCTTTTTTGCGGTATTCTAATGTATACCAAGAACCACCTGATTTAACAAGTTTGTGTTCTTTCATTACATTTAACCAACCACCATAATTATCAATTCCGGAATCAAAATACATATCGTAGTCTGCGTGTCTCAAAGGTGGGCCTAATCTGTTTTTAATGATTTGAGCTCTACACTTCATACCTAAGATATTCTTTTTCTTACTATCTTTGATTTGACCCATATTTTTTAATCTAACACGGGTTGAAGCGTGAAATGGTAATGCTTTACCACCACTCGTAGTCCACGGGTCTCCAAACATCACACCTAATTTTTGTCTTAATTGATTTGTAAAGACAAGTGCTACTCTTTGACGACCAATCATTTGAGTTATCTTACGAAGTGCTTTTGAGATAACGATTGCTTTTGTAGTCGCATATCCGTCTTTTTCAAAGTCTGCTTCTATTTCAACTTTTGTTGATGTAGCCGCTAGTGAGTCCACCAAGATAGTTACTAATCTATCTTTGTCTGATTCACGAACTTTGGTAATGATATCTTCAATGGCTTCAAATATATCTTCAACACACTCGAAGTGCAGATATAACAATTTACTAACATCAACACCAATAGCTTCTAAGAAATCTCTACTGACTGATGTTTCTGTATCCATATAAACTGCGATACCACCTTTCTTTTGAGTTTCTGCTAAGATGTGAGATGCAAGTAGTGATTTACCACTTGATTCTAATCCGTTGATTTCTGTAATTCTACCAACAGCAATACCTCCGTCTTCACGATTAGAGATTGCTAAGTCTAACATTGAAGACCCTGTTGAAATAAAGTCTTTAATGTCTGTTGGTGTATCATCACTTCCGTCAAGGAAATACGCTACTTTGTTGTCTTTGAACTTTTTGTTCAGGTTATCGGCTATGACATTAGCCAAATCGTCTTTTACTGACATTTTCTACTCCTTAGTTATTGAATAAATCGTCAAATTGTTGACTAGCATCTTGAACTTTTGAAGCTGATTCTTTTTTAGCTTTGTCTTCTGCTAGTTTTTGGTCAAATTCATTTACTGGTTTTTTTGGTTCTTCTGTTGAAGTTTCTGTTGTTTCTTCATCAGGATTTAACCACTCGTTCAAGACATTTGTCAAATCTTCATATGACAACTCTTGATAGATATCAGTAATTTCTTTTTGAGTATCTTTAATTCGTTCCAATATATTAGAGTCCTCAGTTATCGGTGTTTGATTAGGTTTAACACGAATTGAAGTTGAAGGAAATGATGCTCCTGTTTCTTCAGCAGTTTTAAACTCTAATGTAATATCACGACCATTTTTCGGGTCTGTAATGTCTCCGTAATCTGGGTCAGCAATGATTGAAAGAAGTTCTTGATAAACTGTCTTTCCAAATCCCCAAAACTTAACTCCTTCAGATTCTTCACCACGAACAATAACAGGTGCAAAAGTTCTCATCTTGGCTTCTAATTTTCTACCAAGATTGTAGTCATCTTTACTACCGGTTGTTTTTAGTCTTTGTGAAAATTCTTCAATCGGGTCTGGTCTACCGAAACTGATTGGTGAAAGATAGTTCTTACCACCTAAATTATAGTGAAAAAATAATTCTATAAATGGTGTATCTGGATTGAATTTGTAAGGAACTACTCTAACTTGTTGTTTTCCTGGTTGCGGTTTCCAAAGATTTGAAGTTCTCGTGTTGGTTGATTGTAACTGGTTTAACCTTTTTTTGATTGCGTTAATATCCATTTTGTGTCTCCTATTAAGTAATTGTTAATTGTTTAATTGTTAATTCAGTAATAAATATAAAGAAGTTTTGGAAAATACCAAGCTTTTTTACCAATCTTTAACATTTATTATTTTGAATATTTTTGTAGGGATAATATTCAACCCTTCTTCATTTGTCAATAGTAAATTGTTTTGATAGTTTTCCCACGGGATTGGAAATGACTTATCCAATACTCCGTTGTTTAAACTTCTAATTGTTTCGTTTAATGCATTAATCGTGTATAATGTGTTGGATTGTTTTTTTCTATGTAAAGAGATAGTTCCGGATATGGCTTCATCTCCGTCATAATAATCTTCAACCATTTCTATATTGTAAGTGCAAATTAATTGTCCTGCATCGTCTTCGTTTTGAAACACATAAATTTTATCAAATAAAATAGTATAAGAATCTATAATGGAATCAACAACAAGATTTAACTTACTATGTGTTGTAAAGGTGCATAATAATTGAGTTTTCATTTTTCAGTTTTTCCTTGTAAACACTCTATCATATCTTTACCAAGATGTGCTAACACACCTTTTGCATTACCTTTTGTTCTATAAGACTCCGTTCCAATCTCATTTTCTTTTTCACCATCTTTACCAGAGAAACTAATAGACTCTTTGTCTGGTGAAATTCTTAATTTTTTTCTTAGGTGTTCTTTTAAAGCTTCTCTACCTTCTTTTGTTTCAGTATCTCCTTCAAATCCTGATAATTCTTTCAAACACTCTCTAAAATGTTTTGGTTCTACAACCGTCCCATCAATATTAATTGATTGAATACCCTCTAAATCACCATCAATGTATCTGTTAAAGTGTATTTCTTCCATAAAAGAATTAATATATGATTGTTGATTAGGGCCGTTATCTCCGTCTGGGTTTGATGGAAAAGAGTCCGGGTCTAAATCAGTATCTCCTTTTTGTAAATCAGATACTAATTGTTCGTGAGCTACTTCCATAGAATTTTTTCTTTTTCTACTTGTATCAACAATATCATCTAATTCACCATGAATTAAAAAAACATCTGTTAAATTTTTGACTCTCTGTTTTAAATCACTCTGATTTATTATTTTTCCTGAAAAACCAACAATGGAACTAAATTTATCTTCAGAAGTTAGTCCTACATTTAAAGACATCATACATCCTTGACTAAAACCTGATAAACATATGTTGTTATTAATTAGATTATATTCTTCTTTAACTTCATTTATAAACTTTTTAAGTATTTCTTCTGCTTTTTTTGTTTCTTTCAAAATATAGTTTGGGTCATCTTTTGTTAAATCAAACCATTGATATCCAGAGGGATTTATTTCACAAGTTTCATGACCATTTGGGCATATAAAAATTGTATTAGGCAAATGACGTTCCCAATTTAAAGATAACATACTAATATCATTTCCATCTCCTCCATAACCATGAAGTAGTATTATTGCATTTTTTATTTCTTTTTCTGGTTTGATAATTTTAGATTTTAGGCAAAATGTCATAGTCGAAATAAATTGTTTTATATTTTTTAAAACAATCTAAGATAATTGTAAATGATATCTGGAGTTCTTGCTAAAATTATTTCAATCACCTTACTCATCGCTGTGGGTGTAGTATTAATATTAGGAATTGGAACTCTGTTTAAAGGTGGTAGCACAAGCAAAAAATATTCTAACAAATTAATGCAATTGAGAGTTTTATTACAATTTATCGCAATAATCGCATTGGTGTGTTTCGCTTATTTTTTTAAAAACTAATTATATTTACTAAGCCACTTAATAAATTTTTCATCCTCAAAATCTATAGACCCAACTATTCTTGCGAATTCTAATCCATCCT